ATTTTAAAATCTTCTGGAGTTGTATCCAGAGGGTCTGTTTTATATTTATTTAATAAAACGATATTATCATCTGAAAATTTAAACATAAATTCAAAAGTAAAAGGGTCGTCGCTTCCAAAAATCAAATCTCTCTCACAAGGAATTTCAAAATAAGAATCGCTTCCATTAAAATATAGTGCATCTCCGCAATATTCACTTGGAGTAATAAAGCTATTCGGCATATCGAATATAGTGCTGTCATAAGACAACTCATAATTATTTCCCGTTAAGTCTGTTAAGGGAGTTAATGAATTATCGGCTAACCAATAATGTGTTACCGTCATTGTATCTTTAGGAATTAAAAAAGAACAGGGAGGATATTTAATATTCCAAATTCTGTATTGCTCTCTAACTTCATCAGCAGTCAAAAATCTATCATATAATTTCATTGCATAAATAGTGCCTTCAAAAAACATCGGATTGTTTCCGTATCTTTCAGAAACTCCAATTTCAACATCAGAACCTTTTCCTGTACTACCAAAAGAGTTATTTACAAAATTGACAGAATCTATTTTAATGGTATCTCCAACAAAAACTGTACCAGTATCATTTAGAACACCTTTGTATCCTACTGCAAACAAATGCTTCTTTAAAGAAAAATCAGCATTAAAATTTGTACTGTACTCTACATATTGAGTTGAATCTCCACCATATATTTTAAGCCCAAAATTTTTTCCATTTCCATAAACACCAAATCCACCTCCCCAATCTGCTGGGTCAGGTGTATTTGTCATTGAAACAAGAGGATTCATTTTTTCTGAATCTACTTGAGCATATACCAGTATTGTAAAAGGGTAATCTGTCATATAACTAAAATCTGCACTGCCATCGTATAATGACATCCAACTGGTATCTTTTCTAAAATAAGTTGCCAAATCATAATACTGCGGCTGATAGGCTGTATCTGCCTGTTCAAAATATAAACCTTTTTTACCTAAATTTTCCCACTGCTCTATTTTTCCCCACCGATTAACTACTAATCCAGTATCACTTTCAACATCTACAATAGGTCGTGCATTCCAATCTTCAAAATAAGGCTTTAGCTCATTCCACCTCTCTTGAACATCTGTTTTACTAACTCCTCTACCTACGATATCAACTTCTACTATATTCCCCTCAAAATTTTGTGCGTTAGAAGATTGATATCTACCTATAAAAGTATAAAGTCCTTGAGTATTAATTGTATCTATATCAGTAGCATCTGCTGTTCCTACTAACTCGCCATCGATGTATATATTTAAAGAGTCATTACTTTTTGTTCCTACAATAAAATGAAATCTTCCATCGTTATATCCAACAGGACTATTAGCAGCGAGTATTTGATTATCATTGTCCCTAACAACAAAACTAATATGCCCATTTGCATAATTCATTATTGTAAATAAATCACGGATGTTATAATGAGCAGATACAATTCTTCCATTGCCTCCTGGAGGCACTGCTGTATAAGATGCAATTGCCGCAACAGCAAAATCATTATCTCCAAATCCAATCCCTTTAGTTACAAAATAATTATATGAGGTCGCTAAACCATTATAGTATAAAGCTCTTCCGCAAATCGGAGAATCGTGATAGTATTGACTTTGAAAATCCCAGTTAGGAGCAGATAAAAGATGCAATTTATGACCGCTATAATCAGTTCTTACATTGTCTGTATAATTAGTAAACTGATATTGTGCTAATAATTCATCTATATCCCAAAGCATAGGGCATTCTCTAATTTGTTCTTTATTTATAAACTCCCAATGCTTTTTAATTTCTTCTAATGTTTTAGCTCTTTTTGATATTCGCAATTCCGCAATATTAGATTTTATAGGGTTATTATTATCATAATTTGCTCCTATATAAAGAGGATGCCACGGGACATCTGCATTATAAATATTATCTCTTTCCGTAACAAATAAAGTATCGAAAGTTCCAATTGTATAAAGTAATTTTCCATCTCTATCCATAGAAATAGAAACATATAAATAAGTATCTTCATATTTATCAACACGAGTACTTAAAACTATATTTCTTATGTTATCATAATAAGCAAATTGCAAATCCATTAAATTATCATCTAATCGTAGTTCCATACCACGATTACTTTCAAGATTTGAAAAAACTACAAAATTCGGAGTAGTGCCGGGCTGGTCTTTAGTGTAGTAAAATACAGTTTCATAAGTAAAATCAGAATCTGGCTCAAAACCATACTGCGTTTCTTTACTACTAACATAATCCGTTACACCGTTAAAATATAAAATTTTGCCACAAGGAGTTTCATCTAAAAATTGATTTCGCCAATCAAAAGAATATGCTACTTCTAAAGTATCTTCTCCTCTATAATTTTTCATAGGAAAAGGATTCGTGCTCATAAAATACCAATGTGCTAAAGTTTCTTCGTCATCTGGTATTCCAAAAGGACAAAAATTAGGTTGCGGCAAATATTGTATTCCTTCCTCTCCTTCCTCTTGAGTTTCATAATTATAAAAATGCACAGGCTCATAATACTCGTAATACTGGGAAAAAGAAAAAGATACTAATAAGAATATAAATAAAATTAGCCTTTTCATAAAAGCACCTCTTTTAATTTTGTAGCCATTCAATTTTTATATACATCTTCCGAATAGCTGTACTGGTAGTAATAACTCTAAAGTTTAAATAGCTGGAAAATTTAGCTCTAAGAATTTCTGAACTCATAGGATAAATTTCAAATTGTCCAAACTCTCCAGAATTTACGGAAACAGTATCAAAATTTATATAAATAGGAGTAAAATGAGGATTTTGCTGAAATCCATCTCCTCTATGAGGACTCACAGCAAAAATAATATTATCCCCGCTACCAGATATACTCTCAATATAACCCCAAATACTTATAATTCCTTTTGTTGTTTTTACAGGCACAAAAAAATCAACAGTAACATCATCTTGAATTTGAATTAAATCCCCAGATAAAGAAATATTACCATTACCGCTTACCTGATGCCTTAATGAGTTCCAGACTGATTTTGTCTCCATCCAATCCTGACTAATTACCTGATTCGGCAAAAAAGTCAAAAAGACTATCGTCACTAAAAATAAAATTAGCTTCTTCATTGTTTCCTCCTAATTTTTCAATATGGTTACATGTTGAGGGGCTCTAAATACTGGAAGAGCCCTAACATCTATTTTTATACTTTCTTTACCTAAAGGTGCAACAAAATATCCTAAATATGCCTTACTTAAAATCGTTCTATCTTTAGGAGTAAGGAAAAAAGGATTTCTTGCTGGTAATCTACCTGTTTTCATTTTCTTTTTATGCTCTTTAACATAATGACTTCTTACTTCTACTCCATTTTTCTTAGTATATCCAGCTCTCTCATGTGCTGGCACAGTAACAACTCTAACTCCAGCAGGTCTCCCGCTAATTACAGCATCGTAGTAATTAGCTAATTCAGAATCTGCATTAATACCATACATTATTTTCTTAGAATCCGCATAATTAGCAGTACCAAGATGATGAAATAACCTACCAGAAAGAATAAGAATTTTATTTCTGTTTTCAATTCCAACCCTTCCTAATTTTCTCGGTTGTTTATTCAGTGTATGAGGTGCTACTTTTGCTTTTTTCCTAAATAGAGCATATTTTGGACTCCACCTTTTAAACTGTACTCTTCCAGCCCTATTCCCGCTTTTTGAAATATTGTAAATTGTAGATGCGTGAAAAACAGGAAGAGCTACTTTTATATTTAGATGCCTTATATGCTTAGGCTGAACTCTTTGAAATCCTCGATAAATAAACTCATTACCAGAGTAATTCAAATAATGTATTGTACTTCCTTCATCTATTAAATTTTTGGGAGTTATTCGTGCCATTAAAAACCACCCCTATTTAATCCCAAATTATCTATATTATAACCAGTATTCCAATCTTGAGTCTCTTCAAAATTTGGTAAATTATAAGGAGCATTAGGAGTTGTTAATGCTAAAGAATTATTAGGGTCAATAAGGTCTTCTATCATTTTTTCATATTCTTTCAAAAACTGATTATTTTCAAAATCTAATTCGTTACTTCCTTCACTCATATATCTTCCCTGAACAATCAAATGAGCGGCATAGAGAGAAGTTAAGTGCATTAAAATTTGTTCATACCAGCTTCTTGAAAAAATCCATCTATCTCCAGCAGTAAAATCTCCAGTAACCCAATCTCTTTCCAAAATCCGAAAAGTTAAATCATCGGAAACAAAATTCATAGTTTTATTTCCAATTCCTAAATCTCCACTAAATTGTCCATAAACTTTATACTGCACCGCATTTATAGCTTCAATGACAATAGCTTCTGTTGGAATATCAGGCTCTCTCGTATAATCCGAAATTTTCATTAAATTTATACCCCAACTCTCCTGATATTCTTCATCCATAGACAACTTTATAGGTGTGCTGTAATGTAGATGTATGCACTTTAGATTTTCACCGTAATATGCCTTTAATCTGGCACGAGTTATTTCTGAGGATGTATAGAGTGTATTTAATAAAATCCCTGTTGTAGCCCCAAATTGACGAGTTTGAGGATTCCACAAAACTGGTATCCTCTCACAAAGTTCTGCTAAAGTTGCTATTAAATCCATATCTCTATCCTCTTTTTATAAATATAGCTTGATTTATTTAATTTGTCAATTATTAACTCAATATATCAAGTAGTACAAGAATATTATCAATATCAATATCCTCATAACTCTCTTCTTCAAGTTGAACAACTGCCATTAAACTATCTCCTGCTGAAAAACTTATGTTTGCATTACCGACAAAACCTAAATCTCCATCATCATCATCTTCATAGTTAGTTTCTATTGTTAATTGATTAACACCATTTTTATAAATCAATATTCTTACATACCAAGAATAACTCGGTTCGTTATTATGAGCATCAAATTGAATAGAAGCCGCAGTTATTTTTCCTGCTCGTGTCATTCTATAACCACGACCATTATAAGCACCATCTACTCCGTGCATACCACGAGTAACTGTGTTATTATTTGCTGTAATTGTTGCATCATATCCAAAAGCTAAATACTGCCGAGTTTTTAAATTCGTAGTTTGTTCTTTACTTGTATTTATTATATCGCTACCGTCCATTTGATAAGAGCCAGTAGCATTTATATTAACACCAGTAATATTTCTATTTGAATCTATTACCGTAGTGCCATCTACCAAAATTTCACCAAAAACATATAAATCTTGCTCTATAGAAACATCTCCAACAAAATATCCCGCCCAAATTGCAATACCTCCATCTGATATACCACCATCTCCTTCAGCATAAACTCCAATAGCTGTTCCACCATCTTTTAATTTTTCTCCGTAATAATATAATTTAGCACCATATTGAGTTCCATTTATATCTTCACTACCGTTTAATAATTGAACATATATACCTGCGGCAAATTCTCTTTTTTCAATCTTATACCAATTATATCCGTCAGTATCTATATCTGGTCTAACTCCCATACCAGTATAAGGAGAAGTTGCAGGATCGCCTGCTCCTCTATATCTTACTTCTACACCGTAAGTATATCCGCTACTATGTATTCCCTGTACTACTAAAACTATACCTTCTTGTACTTTTAAACCCGGATTACTTATAAAACCTCCTGATGTTTCATAAGTTTCTAAATTGTCATCTAATAGTATTGAATAGTCAATAGCATGAAGTCGATTAGCTTTGTAAAATTTTAATGTATTTGTAGCCCCGTCCATTACAATAGCTTGATTCGCAGTATTACTCTCATCTGCTGTTCGTATCTTACCACCCGTAATAACTCCACCAACAACTTCTATAACCGCATTCCCACCCTCATAAGCCATTTTTGCGTATTTAGAATTACTCTCATATACTTTAATCCCCCTCCCTATGATTTCAGTTCCAGGGGTATTTGTAAAATTCAGAGTTTGGTCTGATAAAAATATTCTGCCGCCCGCTCCAAAAATTAAAACATTTTCAAGTGAGCCAGCCGCACCAGTAGGGTCTAAATCAAAAAGAGGAGTGCCATCTGTAACTGTGTTAATAAATCTTCCAAGAGAGTCAATTATCTTTGTGTTTCCTGTACTTTCAAACACATCTCCAAAAAAGTTTCCATCTGCCTTCAATTTACTCAATTGACTCGCAGTAGGCTTAATATATCCGCCTCCATCAGGAACATCGCCTAAATTTTGAGGTTTTACTGGAGAGTGTGTAATACTCATTTTAAGTCCTCGTTATACTTGAAATCCAAAATTGATGCCATAAATTTGTATCAGCCGAATCAACAGCATAAGTATAAGAGCCTGCCATTCCAGAATATACCTGAACAGCATTAGTCTCGTCTAATTGTGTATCATCTGCATTTTTATCCATTTTTATTTGCACACCTTCTAACAACCTGCTGTCATTATTCTTCCAAGACAATTTTATATCATTTACTCCTGGCTCTACTACTAAATCGATAGGGTCAGGAACTTGATAATTTACAGTAATGTTTCCAGTTAATACGGGGCTGTAATTATAAGTATAAACTGCGTGTATTCGATAATAAATTGTAGTTGCCCGATTAAAAGTATCATCTATAAAAGTGATAGTTGCCTGACCTGCAAATTCTGTCTTCGGTATAGTTGTCAGCAATTTAAAATCTGTATTGTTTCCAACAGATGACCAAACTTCATAAGAAGCAATATCCTCATTAGAGTTTACATTCCAAGTAATCTGAACAATATCTCCATTCTGCACTAAAGTCAAACCCGCAGGCTGACTTGGAATATTCTGCCTTATAAAAATTCCAGCATACCCATCTGCCATATTAATACTCCGTATAGGGTAATTCATTTATCGGGTCAGTTGACGAAGACCCAGAAAGTTTTAAAATACAGCAAGCATAAAAAGCAAATTTTTTATCTTTAGGACAATCGACCTCTAAATAATTATCCTTAACCTTTCCAATAAGAAACCAATCCCCATTGCCTTCGTTAGGGTCTGGATACAAATGGCTTGGAGCATCTGTACTGCCTATATAGATAAAAACCTTATAGCCAATTAAATTTTTCCATTGTGAAACAGTTACATTTCCAGTAGAGCCGTTAGCAAAGGGGTGATTGCTTACATCTCCCATAGTTTTCATATCTTTCCAAGATACTCTTGCGATGCCATTTTCTGGAAGTTTTGCTGGAGCAGACCAAGTACCACCATCTATATTAGAAGCGTTAGAAACAACTAAATCAACAACTTCTGGGTACTCTGCTAAATCTGCATATCCGTTAAATTCAACATTCAACTCTTGTAAATATCCAGCACTTCCTCCAATAACACTTTCATCGCTATCTTGAATAGCCAACTCACCATCTGGATTTTGAAAATATACTCTAAAATCGTGCTCTATTGGATTATCAGAATCAAAATCCATATTATTTACAATTATCGAAGCAGTATTATCATCCCCTTCCCACTCAACTCCAATAGTTAAAACACTATCCCAAACACTATTGCTCGATAATTTATGTTCTACAATTACAGCCGAAATTCTACCCTGAATTAAATCAACATTAGTTATACTTATTTTGGCATTAGAGATTGTTTTATCTCCAACTTCAACAACTTCTTCATCTACTTGAAAAGTCATTTGACTAATATCGTTAGTTCTGGCAGTTATAGCTTCGCCTGTAATAATTTCAATGCTATATATGTGGTCGCTACTATCAGCACCACCATAATAAAAATATACATCATAAAACCCCGCTTCTAAATTTGAAAATTCCCACTTGCCATCGTCCCCAGTAACCATATAGCTAAGTCTGTTGGAATTTCCGTGAGGGTACAGGTCAACTTCTACACCAGCTCTTACTGCACCATCTTTAATAAAAGTGCCATAAATCTTTTTTCCTTCAACTAAGTAAGTTTGCATAGCTAACCTTGTTATAAAATGCCTAAAATAAGCGCAGGAGCTACTGCTCCTGCGACTTTCTCAATTTTTTAATGGTTTGGTATGGGTATTCATTAAACTGCCTTAAAATTGAGCTTATTTTATATCTCGATAGAATATTTCAAGTCTCCCAGCAATAGCCGTATTGTTTGACCCTGCTGGGTCATAAAAATCAGCAGTTATTTCATAAACGCCACCCTCTAAATTAATATCTAAATTCAAATTTGCTGGAGAGTATTGTATGTTTAAGCTGTCATCGTCTGTAAATTGAGCAGATACTATATTTGAAGATAAGTTAGATTGAAAGATTCTAAATTTTGAAACACCAACAGTTGAACCCGTAGCTACAAAAGTAGCTTGGAGAATTTTTACAGGACTTTTAAAAGCCTTTTGCAATACTGTTCTCGCCGCCTGACTGGTATCAGATGTAGCAATGTCAACATCTACATGAGTGCTCCGTATTTCAGAAATTGCACCTCCAGCCCCGCTCCTAATCATTTTATTTATAGTATCTGTTAAAACTACACCATTTTTAAGAGGTCTGACAGACACATAAACATCTTGAGCGTCAGCTAAAGCGATATCAAAAACTGTTGCATAAGTTAAAATTTTTCTGTGATTTTCATTTGCAAAGCTGGCAGGGCTTCCCACATTCCAACAAATCTCAAAAGCATCTGCATTCGCCCAGTCCCCAATTTTACTTATATTTACCGTAATGCCAAATTCTGCTGAAGTTAGAGTAAAGTTGTCATTCTGAATTGTACCCAATGAATAAGAAGGAGTAAAAGTAACTTCTCTTTTTTCATCGCTAACTTCTCCATTGGATACACCAAAAGACTCTATCTTATACTGCCTGTTCAAATCAAGCAGTAATTTGTAGCTTAAAGGCTGTCCTTGCTGAGATGTATAAAGTAAAATGTGTTGAGCCAAATCATTTGAGAGTACACCATTCAAATAAGGAGTAACTTTCAAGTAATAAAAAGACCCTGAAAATATATTTGCTGTTCCTGTATCATTTCCAAAACTTGTATCTGTATCTACTCCAAACATAACACATTCGATAGTGCTGTCCCAACCTACACTAATAACTCTATACACAGTATCGTAAGGTTGAAAGTAAATAAGACAGCCTACCCATTTTTGATCTACTACCGCAGATGTATTTCCCAAATTTTGATTTACATCTTTAATATAAGTACCCGTAGCTAAAGCTCCAGTTAAATCTATCCCAAGAGTTATTTCTTGAAGAACTTTAGCACTATCCTGCTGTCCGTAAAAAGCTGGGATAGAAATTTTATTTGAATCTAAGTCTTTTAAACTTAAAAATTCAGCATTAGGATTTATTTGTAGAATTGGAGAAGGGGCTACATTTTTTGAGGATAACGCTTCTCTTATTTGCGATTCAGTTAAATATTCCGTGTGAGTATGACCCACATCTGATTTTCCGCTTAAAAATCCATCTACCTGCGTTTGTGTATAGTAAGCAGAATCGTGGTTGTGATTTGCATCTGCTTTATCTGATAGAAAATTATCTACTTCTGTTTCAGTATAATATCTATCATCGTGATTGTGATTTGCATCTGCTTTATTTGCCAAATCCTGATTTGTGTCATAAATTAATTGTAGAACTCCACTCGAAGCTCCAATTGAGTAATTCGCTACAACCTGACTTAAAGGTGCGCCTCCCGCATATTCCCAAATTTCAAAATTTCCAATTTGCGCACTGTCAGCGTCAACAGGTGTACTTATATCTGCTATTGCTCCAGATACATAAACTCCTGTATTTCCTTGTTCTATTAATTGATAAACATCTCCAGTGTAACCACCAGTTAAATCTGTTCGTCTTGCCCTTAAATCTTTTCCAGAAATTGCATCACCAAAAGTATCTTGATGTATAACGGTAATAAAAAGGTCAGCCATTTTTTAAGTCTCCATAATTAAAACAGGGAGAGCACTAAAATAGCACTCTCCCATAAATACACTGGATTACTGGGTAATTTTAACGATGTAACGATAATCACGCAATCCAGCACCGCCAAAGTAATTAAACCTTGCACGATAAACGATTCGTTTTTCAAAAGCCAGCGTACTGTCGGTCGGAGCAGTTACGGTATTCGGTCTTTCTACCCATAACCAAACTAAACCTTTTTTGAAATCACCCATATAAGAAATGTTTACATCGCTTATAAAAGGCGAAACAAGCGGAGTTAAGGTCACTGAACCGAGCGGGCCAAAAACATTAATCTGTTGAGTTCTGTCAGTGTCACCTGTCGGCAATTCCTGAGGGGTGCTTAACAACCGTTTGATTGCAAGCTCTTTCATAGAATGTACCAGCACCTGCGTAGCACGGATTACAATTTTCTGATTACGGGAGTTTACCATACTGCCAAAAGCATTGTAGGCATTTTCGAGACCCTGCTCCGAAATTCCACCTGTAACTACATTGGCATTTTTTACACCGTCAATGGTATCATGGTCAACAGAGTAAACTGCGGCGGCATTATACGCTGTATCTTTGAAAACAAATGCACGAGATACAGTTTCTTCAAACGCAGTTCTCGGAAGAACTTCGAGAGTTTCAATAACAGTACGATGGATGTGCTGACCTGCAATCTGACCCAGCGTCTGTGCTCGTTCCATAATCATACCCGTATTGTCATTATACAGAGCTTCAAAAGTCAGGGAGATAATCTTACCAAAATCACCTTTGTAAATAGTGATGTCTTTCTCCCCGAACTCATCTTCTTCGTACGAATGAGTTTCGAGCCTGCGCTTCAAATCTCCCAGCGCAGTAGTACCAGCGATTTTTTCGGGGTCAGTTATTCGGGCAGTGCCTTCAGTAACCAGATTCATCATGTCATCTGAATATAACTCGAACTCTGGCATTACAACCGAGTTAAGAATGACATTGGTAATAGTCGGAAAAGCCGACCCTGTGATAGTTTCAGCCATTTTCACGGCGGCATCACTTTGATTTGACGGCAAATTTGCACCGAATTTGAAGTCAGTTAAACCCTCAAGCATAGCTCGGAAGCTAACTCTCTTCGGGTCAACAATTCCTTCATCGATGAATCTTTTCATTTCCTTTGCCATTAAAGCGTGAGCCTTCGGATTATTTCCATTGGCTTTCCGCTCAAAATTTTTGCGAAATTCTTTGATGCTTCTAATATCCATAAGAATATCCTCTTCTATTTATGTTTTTAACTTAGTATAGCTTTAATATTAAATCTTCAGCTTATTTAGCGAGCGGAGAAATAATGTCGATATAGCCGTGATCGTTCTGTGGAATCTGAACTTGCACGATTGTACCGATGGTATCTGCTCCGGCAACTGCAAAGGAATACTGACCCGTACCCGCATCATAATTATAGGTAACTTTCGCACCTAAAATATTATCTATGGTTGCTGTAACAACTCTTGCCAAAACCCGAGTTTTTAAAGCAACCCCACCAACGGGCTCTCCAGATAATTTTTCAGAACTGGCTAAACCAACAAAAGCCTGTCTTTCAGCGGCATCGCTGGCAACTGCCTTTTTTACTAACCCAGCGGTTGCATCGAAATAAAGAACATCGTCTTTATTCCACTCTTCGGCCGGGTCTGCGGCGACACGAATTGCGCCCATTCCATCTTTGTCGATAAAAACCGACTCGATATTATTGATATGCTTCATTGACAATCTCCTTAATTAATTTATTTTTAATTTGCAACTTTATAATAAACGATTTACCTAAGCGAGCTTAGTTCATAATAGCACTTGCAAAAGCATCGGGGTCATAATCAGAATCTTCTTCGCCTTTATCACCCTCTTCACCTTCTTCGGTATGCGCTGTACTTCCGTTGTCGTCATCGTTTTTCTTTTTCGATTCAATTTCTTTACGATACTTTTCAAGCTGTTCAGCCCGGTCTTTAATTTCTTCTTCAACCAGCTCTTCAGTTTCCAATGACATTAAGTTCTCTTTAAACTTTTCCGTAATAACCGAATCAGGAATTTTGTGTTCTTTGAGTTTACTTTCAATAAACTCTTCACGAGCCGCTTTCTGCTCTTTTTCCTTATAGGAACTAACAGTCTTTTCCAATTCCTCTTTTTTCGATTTTACAGTTTCCAAGTCCTCTTCAGCCTTTGTGAGCTTACCACTTAACTCATTGACTTCGGACTTTAAATCTTCGACAGATTTTTTAAGAGACCCGGCTTGAACCTTGTCAACTTCTTCATTGACAATCTGGTTAATCAAATCGGGATATTTTTCTCTCAATTCCTTAATATCCATATTACTCTCCTGTGATTGTGTTGATTGGTTATTGTTATTTACAAAGTCTAATTCTGATAATACAGCATAGGCTTCATCAAAAGCCTTTTTCAATTCAGAGGCTCTTTCTTCGGGAGCTACATCATCGCTGTAAAGTATCTCCCAAAAAACATAATCCAAAGCATCAAGAACTTTCCAAAAATAACTGATATGAATCGTTTTATCAACATAGTCTTTAATATTGTTCTTTAGTGCTTCTTTAAAATTTTTAAAATCCTTGTAATAATCGTTTATTTTCACATCTTTCACAGATTCCTGATACCTTTTCTTAGCCTCCTTAACAATTTCCTGCTTCTCCTTTGTACTAATGCCGCTACCTCCAGCACTGGCAAACAATACATAATCAGCACTTTCAAAGAAAGCCCAGCCTTCGATTTTATTACCAGATTTACCGTCAATTTCGACATCCTCCTCTACATAAGTATATGCCGAAATGGAAACTCCAATTTTTTCAGGGTTTTTATCAATGACTTCGTATATCCAACTGGTATCTACTTTTGTCTTTGGAAAATAAACAGCACTGTAAACTTTCTCTGTAGTTGGGTCATACCAAGATGCTAATGTGTAAGATACAAGCTCTTTTACACTTCTATCTAAAACATTTTTATCTTCGTCAATGTGGTCTAAAAATTGAATGGGTGCTTGAGATTCAAGAATTTGAGGGAGCTGTTGAAGAACTTCTTCACTGTAATAGTTGCCGTTAATACTCCAACCTTTTTGAATAACTCCGATAACAGCAACATTATCCTGATTAAGCATCTCTTTAACATCCTTCGGCATTTCAATATTGGATGCTGATTCAAGAACACGCTTTTTCTCATCACCTGTTACAAGAGCTTCTTTTAAATTAATAGATTCCTCTATACGAATTTTCTTACGCATTATAAAATCCTCCTTAAACTTAATTACAAATTAAACCCGCAATATTTAATTGTCAAATATTTTTATTTAGTATTCATTTTGAGTGCCTGACCCATCGTCCACTTTAGAATCGGAATTTACACCAGTATCATTTGAAGGGTTATTCGGGTCGTTGTCAGATGTTCCTGCGGCAGATGAAGCATTCACATCAAGTTCATCAAAAAAACTTTTTTCTTTAAACTGTCTAAAAAGTTCCTGTTCCCAGACAAAGCCCGCTTTGCCTGCCAGAGTTTCTCTTGAAACCAGTCCTAACTTACGGTATATAAACCAAACCTTTGCCATATCAAGCGGGTCAGGTCTGACAGCATCTGCAATGATAATATCAATAGGCATATCCTCTGTATTAATTTCAACCTCTTCCATATTATCATTGTAATCTCCTAAATCCGAAAGAATAGAATCTGTACTTTCTTCAGCTTTAAGTTTTTTAAGAATGTTAAAAACAAAATCTTTCTCTGCTTTTTCTGTAACAAATCTTTTTATTTTAGTAGTTTTCGGTAACTCTCCCGCCTCTATCATTCTTTTAAGCATAAATTTAAAAATTTTCTGCATATTGTAAATATAAAAAACGGCATAGTCTAAAACCATTTGACTAAAAGGAGAATCTGCATTTTTTATAGAATTATAATTTGCTTCATTCAATCGTTGCCCTATAATAGACAGCGGCATACTCATTCCGCTTGAAATCTCATACAGAAACAACAACCCGTCCCTCTCAGCATCAGCGGCGTGCAGTTGAGGAGTTTCAATGTGAAATTCTTCCCCTGGGTCTAACCAAAGTTGTGTGCCGCCTTTAGGGGCTGGAGATTTATCTTTGTTGAGCATACTTAGTTTAGGATTTCCTCCAGTCTTTCTTTTTCTTGTGTAAATTACTTTAGACCTCTCATAATTAAGAATAGCTCTATTGATAAGAAAATCTTCAAACAACCTTGCGGCTCTCAATATAGACTCAATCTGAACTTCACCTCTAATCTCTCTGTCATTTGAAAATTTCATAAAGAGCATAACTTCATTTTTATTAAATCTGTTCTTTCCGTGAAATTTGCTTTTAGCCCAGTCTAATCTTACAGGGTTGTTTCTGCTATTTAATCCATCGAAATACTCAATATCTGGTATCCAGTAATCTTTAGTGGTTTTACCTAAATTATTTTTTCCAAAATCTCCACTCGTAGCATTAAAACCTACCCTGTAAGCTATTTTAATACTGGTATTTTTATTTGAAGTTTCTACTCCGTCAATCTCTTCACTGTAAATTTCCTGTAAAGAGAACTCGACCTGCTTTTTATTTTTTTGTATTTGGCTTCTTATTAAAATGCCGCTTTCTCCGCTCAAAATACTGCTTTTAGCGCAGTCTTTCATTAAAAACTGAAATTTGCTTCCTCCCAGTTTTTCTTTCAGTTTAGATTCAATTAGATTGCTGTCGCAGGATATTTTTATTCCATTCCCAAACAAATATCTGATTAATCCCAGCACTGCGGGTCTTACATGAGGGTCTGACCTGAATCGCGAGTAGGAAATAAGCTGAACAGTCCTTAAATATCCCATATTTTGCCGCTTCGATAAAAGCTGTAATGACCCAGCCGCATTTACATCCTTGTCTAACAATGGCGTTCCGCCAAACGATTCTGCTATTTTCTGAATTTGCTCTTCGCTGTGCTTTTTCAGTTGAGGGTTTGCTTTAGTGTCGATGTTAGAGTTTAGGACTTTCATTTTTTCATACACTAAATATTGAGGGTCAACTCCTTCACTGTATCTTCCCTCTCCTTCAGCAAGAGACATAATGTGATTCATCGCCCCTTTATAGAAGTCCTCTACTTCTTTCTGCCTGTCAGCTACCAATCTGCGAACATCATTATAAATATCCTGATTTTCTTCTGTAATTTTTTGCAGAGCAGGATACTTTACTTTTTCTTTTCTCGGTATCGCTTTAAGACTTTTCATTTTTGTATCTCCAATTTATATTATTCCCACATTGTAATTTTCATAAGGGTCTTCTATATCATACGGGTCAAAGTCATCGTCCATTAAATCTTCATCTCTATGTTCTTCATAATTTAAGTTATTCACTACTGCATTACAAAAACTTCCTGCAACTGCCTGTAACCAGTCATCCCACCCAAACTGACTCTTAAATACAGTGTTCTTAATACTGTCAAACTCTTGACTGTTAAACTCTATCTCCTCACTCCAATCTCTCTCATTGTCAAAAATAGATTCTATTCTCGGACGAACTCTCGGAATTGTAACTCTATTATCGTATATTGCCGCTCGAAGCATTTCGTGAGGAGTTGCATATTGCTTATCGGTACTTATTCTCTCAATAAAATTCTTTTTATCATAATTAACCTTAATAACAAAAGCAGTCCTATCTATTGATAAATGCTCTACAACAAATCCTAAATCTCTCAATATCTGAATTGTATCTGTACTCTGGTATCTATCAAAAGTGACCAATTCAATATTGAAACCTAAATCATCCCTAAGTTTAATTATTATCTCTCTCAAAGAAGATATTTCAATTTCTCCGTCATCTGGAGCTACCAGCCTGCCTGTAAAATCAAAATGGACTTTCGGCAATTTGACGATTTCAGTAACTTTTCTCTTTAAATCAAATCTCTCAACATCCTGCATTCCAATTACACTGCTCATTGCAATACCAGCCGCATCTTTCTTAATACCAATATCAATATGTAAAAATCTTGGTCTTCTATCATCGAAACTGCATCTAAAATCTTCACTGAATTGTCTGGTAACGCTATCAAAAGGATTGTTATAAGCAGATAAAAGAAATCTCCCAAACTTATCGTTTAGGTTTCCGTAAAAAGGGGTTATTGCATCTGTAGGAATAGACGCTAAGTCCCTGAGAGCTTTCGGCGCATTCAAAATGAACTCGTTCAAAAGCTCGACAGGCACATCAATAACTCCCTTTGTTTTAGGAAGATAGTCTGGGAGTTTCTTTTTTAGTGGAATTTTAAGCATTATTTATTTTTCTTTTTAGGTTTTATTTTAGCGGCTGAACGCTCTTTTGGTACTTCTGGAGTATTCAAAGTATCGGGCACTTCTGGTATCTCGGCTGTTTTAGCTTCTTCGATTACCTTTTTTCCAGTCCCTTCCACTTTCCCAACTTCGTGAATTTTCATAGGTTTTCTGCCGCTCATTCGTTCTTTCTGTCCTTTAAAATGGATGCCAGCTGACTTCTCTTCTTCTTTCTTCTTGGATTGCATGTTTATCCTCCGATGTTAATAAGTTTGGTTGGTTACTTAATTTAGAGTGCTCTGCTAAATTTCTAAGGTGGTCTAACTCTTCCTTAGAATTTAAAATTTTCTTTTTTGATATATCGTATTTAAAAGTAATTCCGCTGTAATACCACTTAGGTTTTGCTTCCCATACAGTTCTTCTAACAATAAATATTTTTGCATCTTCTCCCAGCCTAAATCTCTCCTTAGCTTTCTTTTCAAGAAAGTCATCTGGATACCGAGAAGAAGAAAACATAAATAGAGTTCCGTCAAGTTTTCCAGTGTAGGGGTTGAGAAATCGAGACTTCATACGACTCGTCATGTGATTAAACATCTCCCCAGCCGCATCATACTTTTCTTTGCCCCTCGTTCTACTACTTTGCTCGTGGACTTCGAGAAAATTTGCTTCATCTATCGCTCCGCCGTATATGTTATATCCCAGTGAAGAAGCGGCGTTGGAAGTGCCTGCAAATATTGAAGTTAAGTTCCTCTCGATGAATATCTCCTGCCCCTTTCTTGGATTAGGCGGAAAGTATTCTCTGTTAAATTGAGTTTTAAACCGAGCCATTACTTTACTCATAACAACTTTCTTTGCCTGAATCTCACTCCTACTCATACTGATAAAAGCCGTCACTTCCCCTGGCATCGTCCTGTAAAATTCTTCGATGTTGCACCGAGTAGTCAACTCATACCATTGTAGCCACTGCATAATCGAAAACTTACTGCTCTTCCCACTTCCAATCCCCTCAATAAAAATAACTAAATTTATATCTTTGCCTTTAATATACTTTTCTTCCCAAAACTTTATAATGTCCTCCCTGTGCGCTGGAAATATAGCGTCGTTCAAATTCAGAAAGT